AGTAATTATCCAATAGAACGTAGACAATTTGAGTCGTATAGCGTTGGGTGGAATTGAGTTTTGAATTTTCTTTAAAACCACTCTATAAAAAATCAGATGTGAATTGATTTTGTTTTCAAATAAACCCAAAGTAGTATGATAAAAATAGTAATACATACAATCAAATTTATAATTATAGGGTTAATAATCGCTTTTGGATTAAGCTTTTATGATAAATTAAATCCTATTTATTTACAAAATATAGTTTTCTGGATATTAGTTTTTATCCCATGTGTTGGAGCGTACGAAAGTATATTTTCAAGGTTAATGAAAAAAGCTTTCGCCAAATACATTCAAGAAAATAAAGCTTCAAACAAACCATCTGAAAAGACTTTCCAAGAAAAACTATCTGAAAAAATAAACCAAAAATAACATGCTAGAAATCGTAAACAACAGAATTTTTGTTGATGGAGTAGAAACAACAAATCCGGAACTTATCGGATGGGCGTTAATAGATTTCGCTCAAAGCCAAGAGAAAGATGGAATGAAGCTGGTTTTCAAAGAGCAAGATGTATTTGTTGAATCATTAATAACCCAATTCTAATGAAACTCATAAAATCAATAAAAAGAAAACTACTGATTCGTTTTCAATACTTAATCAGAAAGCGCAATCAAAAAAAGTTGGTTGAATCCATTATCAAAAAACACAACCTAAACGATCCAGCAGAACAACAAAAAATTATTGATCAGTTTGTATTGATGCAAAAAAACAAACGTGCTTTTGGGCGTAAAACCCAAGAGATAATCAGAGATAAAGTCAGGTTTATGATTCATTATAAATTAATAAAAGTGGTGTAATGGAAAATCCAAAGATCAAGACAAAAATAGTTCATTCTAAAAGCAAACCTGCTTGGAATATTATAGGTACTAAACTTGGAGGAAAGTACAAAATAGCAAGCGTTCCTTATGTTCCTTCAGAATCAACAGAGGTTATAGATGAAACAAGGGATGAAGCATTTGGACACGCTGAATTCATTTCAAGTTGCTTCAACAAATCAGATAGTTTAATTGAATTGATTAGTGTTGAGTAAAAATGAATTAAAGATTTAAAAGATAAATAATTTGCTCACAGATGCTGAAATACTGGAATTAGAAACTCTTTTGAAAGAAAGAGATATTGATATTTCTAGAAATGCATTGAAAGAAATTAACGAAGAAACCAATCCAAACTACAGGATACTTTATGATGCTATTCGGGAGCAAGAATACAATGATAAAGATGAATTGATAAAAGGGAAAAGGGGATGCTTACTTGAAGGCTCTTCCCGTTCCGGTAAAACATGGTCCGGTATAGATATCATTATTTTCATTTGCTTATTCCTGGAGACAAAATGTACAATCAATATTTATCGTGAAACATACAATGAATTTAAAACTACTCTATATGATGATTTCAAACGTAGGTTGGATGATTTTGGGCTGGACAATCCATTCCACAAAACCAAAGAAATCAAGAGTTTCAAAATAAAAAACAATACAATTTTCTTCTTGGGTGATGGAAAACACGGTGGAGGTTGTGATTACGCTTTCTTCAATGAAATGATGAATATTAAGAAAAGTGTCTTTGATCAGGTTGAAATGCGTTGTCGTAAGTTTTGGTGGGGAGATTATAATCCATCATTTACAGAGCACTGGGTTTTTGATTCAATCTTACCAAGACCAGATGTAGGTTTCCTCAGAACAACATTTTTAGTAAACAAATACATTGCCATCGGTGAGAAGAACAAAATCCTTTCTTACGAACCTTGGAAGCCTGGCTCTTACATTGTAAAAGATAGTGAGATTATGTGTTACAACAAACTCACTCAAAAAGTTGAGGTAATCAGTAAAACGAATATTCCACCACCACATCCAACTAATATAACCAACGGAACCGCAGATGAATTCATGTGGAAAGTGTATGGACTTGGATTAAGAGGAGCAATGAAAGGTGTTATTTTCAATTATGTAGAATGGATTGATAAGTTTCCGGACATCGCGCACATTTACACCAATGACTTTGGTTTTACAACAGATCCAAATGCATTGACACGATATGCCGAAGATGAACACAACATCTGGATTGAGCCTTTGTGTTATGAGCCAATAGAAAACCCAAGCGAACTCATGGAAGTTTTAAAAGCAAATGGGATTAAGCTAAATAGTGGTGACGGTACTAGGGATGGTGATATGCTTATTTGCGATAGCTCCGATAAGTACACCGGAGAAAATAAAGGAACGGTTGAAATGGTTAGTGCTCTTCGAAAATTAGTAAATGCTTCAAAAGTTAGCAAAACCAAAAGTGTAATGTTTTGGCTTTTGTCAATGAAAACCAAGAAAATACACATTGTAAAAAATCATTTGTATCACCAAGTAAAAAAGGAAAAAGAGAACTACCGATTGAAAGAAATAAACGGAATGGCAATAAACCAACCTATTGATTCTTTCAATCATATTTGGGATTCTGTTAGGTATGGTCACATGGCTTATAACAGCAAATCAACAACATACCAAATGACCGAAGAAGAAAGCAGAAATTTAAACTACTAATAAAAATATCATGGAAGAATTATTATTGTTACTCGCAACAGATCCTCAAAAGGCTATTGATACTATTAAACTTCAAACCAAAGAGGTTTCAAAAATTGCAGAATACATCAAGGAATACAAAGATTTTGACCGAGCACAAAGGGATGGTCAGATAGGAAAAGTTCAAATTGACAAAGCAATTGGAGACGGTAAAATGTCAAAAATGGTTAAGATTTATTTGAACCATGCTCAAAATATTGTAGAAACACTTTCGGCTTTTGTAATTGGAAAACCAGTTACCTTGATTCCTTCCGAAAACAATGACTTGGCCAAGTTGGTGAAACAGATTTGGCGTGTAAACCGTATAGATTCAAAATTACTTGAAGCAACTATTCTGAAATTATCAGAAACACAAGTAGCGATGCAGTTTTATATTACTGATTCTGGAGAAACTTCTTTGTTGAATAAAGTTTTAGCTTTCTTGAAATTAAAGACACAGGCCAAAGAAATCAAAGCAAAGGTACTTGACAACACAAAAGGGATTATGACGCCTTATTTTGACGCAAGCGGAAACATGATAGCTTTTATGTGGGAATATAAAAACACAGTTAACGGTAAAGACGTCAATAATGTTGAAATATGGGATGCTGAAAAGTATTATTATTTGAATGATGCATTAGGTAGTTTGACTTTTGCGGGTAATCCATTGCCTCACGGATTCGATAGAATTCCGGTTGTGTATGATAGTCAATTAGAGCCACAATGGTACACCGTTAAATCTCCAATTGATAGAAACGAATTGGCTTTGTCAAAATTAGGTGATGCCAATGATTATTCTGGACATCCTATTTTGATAACCGAGGGCGTTGTTGTAGGTATGCCGACTAAAGAAGAAAGTGGAAAGCATTTTAATATTCCAATAAAAATAGATCCAGATACTCAAAAAGAAGTAAAAGGAAGCGTTAAGTTCCTTGAAGCTACAACAGCTCCAGAATCAAATAAACTTGAATTAGACAAACTGGAAGATGCTATTGCCTATGGTTCAGGAATTCCGAATTTATCATTAGAGAAGTTGAAATCATTAGGTAACGTTGCTGAAAAAACAGTGAAACTAATGTTCTTGGCCACTGATATAAAAGCCTCGTTAAAACAAATGGAAACCCGCACATTCATTGAAAGATGTTTGAATATCATTGTTTCGGGTGTTACCAAAACAACTAATACCTCTATGGCAACAGCGGGAAAAGGATTGTATTACGATATTCAGTTTAATTCCATACTACCATCAGACATTAAAGAAACGGTTGACACGCTTTCTGTTGCTGTAACCAGTAAATTAATTAGTCGTAAAACATCAATTAGTATGTTGGATTTAGTAGAAGATGTGGATGCTGAATTGGCATTGATTGAAGAAGAAAACAAAATAGTTGAGGTTGTTCCTCCGGTAGTTTAATTATGGAAATAGAATATATAAAAGCAAACGATGTTTACTATCGCCCACAGGAAGTAGGCGTTCAACATCCGGAAAAAGTACCAGGCTGTTTTTATGCAGTATGTAATATTAA